CTAAGAGTGGGATACTTCATTCTCTTCTAGCCTCTTTTCTAATGCCCTTGCGTATTCTTCCAAATTACGCAAATCACATTTCGATTTGTTGACATAAACTTCCACTTCCCCTTTGTTGTATTCCTGCAAGTCGCGCACTGATTTGACGGGGTGTTTTTTGCTTCTTGAATGAGTTCCTTCAACCCCTTTTCTGAATACTTGGGGCCCCCTCATACCAATAGCCTTCCTGTGCCATTGCATACGAAGAAGATGAAAACAACAACACAGCAGAGACAAAAAGTGAGGAATATTTCATGCCATTACCTTATCCGTAATAAGTTAAGCTGGTTATCATATCACCTATTTGTAAATGAAAGCAGGCGCATCTTTTTTGTTGCCCCAGTAGATGGCGCGTTCCGCCATCTGTGCCACATACCGGAAAATGCGATCCCCCTGCCGCCGGGCTTGCCATGATTCATCCGTAAATCTATCGGGCAGCCCCATTGACCAGCGCTCAAAACGGTTGGAAATGGTGACACTGACGGCATTTTCATTACCCGCCACCACGTTGATGGTGGAGATCTGCCCCGCGAACAGCACTTCGGCCAAGGTGGGATGACCATTCTCCCCGATGGCGACCATCATGACCCGGGCTTCCCTGCCGCGTCCCCGCTCGTTTAACACGGTTCCCACCAGCCCCCGATCAAAGCCGGTCAGCTTTAAAACCAGTTGGGTTGGGCTGGTGGTCATGCTTTCCGATGCGGCTTCAACTTCCCCCAGATTACCCACGCCAAGATACGTTTCACCCGCAATAACCAAATTCCCGACGCCGGTATGCGCGCAGACAGTCCCGGACACGAAGTCCAGCCGGGCGGCCAGAACCAGATGCGCTCCTTCATTGATGGCCCGCACCATGTCATTAGAAAACGGATGGTAAAACATCAGAATAATGCCTCTTCAAAAGACAGGCTGGAACTGGTGAAAATCCCCGGCTTGCGCTGGAAACTCCCCTGATCGCTGCTGGTCTGCTTAAAAACCCCAAAGGGTCGTTCGGTTTCAATACGATCATGTAATTTCGGTGAATAACGCAACATGGGGGAAAAGGGAATGATGGCCGCGCCCTTGCCATCACTGACGACATTGTCCGTCACCATCTTCAATTCATTGCCCACCGTCAGATAATCACCCCGCCGGATAACCTACGCATTCGCTTTCCAGCCCTCTGTTTTTATAGACCCCGTAGGTATAGCGCCCCCCCGTGTTCAACAGGGTGGTTTCCCACGGCATGCAGGCCTCAATGCTGGACACGTCCCCTTTGCGGTTACGCTTCACCCACGTATAACCATTGCCCCAGCCGAGGACATGGCGCTGTTTCAGCTCCCGCCATTTATAGCTGGTCTGCCAGTCGTTCGGTTCATCGTGCACCAGATAAAACACCGGGTGGTCACGCGCCATCTCCACCGATTTTCCGGTTTTGCGCATCACATGCAGCGGCATTTGCGCCACGGAGGACGAGAGCACATAAATGCAGGCGTAGACGGCGGCCAGTTTCATGGCCGTTTCCGGACTGACATACACGTCGGCACTGAACAGGCCGTCAGGATCAGCCGTTTCTGCTGTCAGCGGGGTACGGGGATTTTCCAGTGAAGCATGGCGAAACAGGGCAACGGGACCGTCTATCTTGGCTTCCGGCGTGGATTTGTTGGGAAAAATGTTGTCGTTCTTGTCCGGTTTGGCGGTGACGTTAGCCATCATCCAGTTCATGACCGGGTGATCGTTGTGATGGAACTTGCCGCTGTAGACCAGCGCCTCAACCTCTTTCATGGCCTCCGACAGGTTGCGCACGGTCTGGGAAACTTCAATCAGGGGTAATCCCTCTTCCGCCAGTGCCAGGCTGAACTGGGTGGCGCTCCACGGGTCAAAGCCGATTTCTTTCAGGTTTTCACCGCTGACCCAGTGTTGCAGCTCTTCCTTTATCTGGCCGTGATCCACCACTTCGCCATCGGTCAGGGTGAGGACGCCCATCTCCCCCCATTTGCGGTACAGCTCCGCCATCTGCCGGGAACAGCGTTCCATCCGGTCTTCCGGCAGCCAGAACTTAAAGTCGGCATGAACATGACCGTTGCTTGCCTGCCACACCTTGACGGCGGCGCAGATGTCAATCTTGTTCGCCAAATCCACCCCGACCCACAGCGGGTAGGTTTTCAGCTCATGCGGCGGGGCAATCGGTTCACAGTCATCCCATTTCAGCATGTCCATCCACGCTGATTCCGCCGTGACCCACAAATTCATGTGCTTGGTGAAGAAGTTATGCCGGGCTGAGACCTGTTCTCTGGCTTTTTTCGCCAGCCGCCGCAGGTCATCCCAGCGCTTGCAGATCCCCAGTCCGGGATTGGCTTTCTGCCAGACGGTTTCATCAAAGGGATCGTCCTCTTTGTCGAGGGTGTAGATAAGACCGAAAAAAGTGTCATCCTCCACCTGACCACGCAGAACCTTGACGGCATAGTCACGCAGCTCGTAACAAATCCCTTCCTTGTTGAAGCCCGCCGTGGTGATGCCGAACAGCAGTGATTGCAGCCGGGCACCCGTGGCAGTTTCCAGTACGTCCCAGACATCGCGGGTCTTGTGGGCGTGCAGCTCATCGACAATGCCGCAATGGATGTTGAGGCCGTCCAGGTTATTGGCGTCACTGGACAGCGGCTCAAATTTGGAGGCCGATTGTTCCTGATATATCGCCAGCTTGTTGAACTCAAACAGCCGTCCCAATGAAGGTCTGGCCTGTTTGATCATGTTCTTCGCATCCTCAAAGACAATGCGCGCCTGATCACGGGTGGTAGCGGCCGAATAAACTTCCGCCCCGCCCTCGCTGTCTGCGCCGGTCATGTACAACCCGATACCGGACGACAGGGTGGATTTGGCGTTCTTGCGTGCCACCTCGTTATAGGCGGTGCGGAAACGGCGCACCATCACCGGCCGCCCGCTGCCGTCATTGCGCAAGACTACCTCGCCGGTGGACTCATCGACCAGCGGACGCACAAAGCCAAACAGGTTAATCAGAATAAAAATATGCCAGTCCATCAGATCAATGGGCTTGCCTGCCAGTGCCCCTTTGACGTGGGGCACGAATTTGTAAAAATTCAGGATATGCCGGGCACGGGGTTCGCTGAAATGGATATCCCGCGCCTCGCCGGTTTTCAGGTCATTGAGGAATCGCTGACAGGCGAGCCTGACCAGTTCCCCGGCGACAATTTCCCCCGCCACAACCCGTTCGGCGTAGCGGATGCCGTCTGATACCTTTGCCATGATTAATCCCTCATGTGTAAAAATTCAGCCAGGGGATCGGCTTTGTCTTCCCCGGCCATGTTGACCTTAGACCGGCTGGAGGGTGACATGCCGAACGCGCCCAGCATGGTGTGGATACGTTTCCATGCATCGGCTTTCATGCCTGCCGCCGGGTGCGCTTTAATTAACCCCTGATCGGTGCGGTAGGTGTAACCTTCTTTCTCCAGTGTGTCACAGTGGGTGCGGTATTCGACGTAGGCTTCAATCAGCAATTCAAGGGCTTTCGCATCCAGGCTAGTCAGCACACCGACCTTATCCAGTTCCCCGGCGATCCGCTCGTGCCAGTACCGGCCTATTTTCCCGAAATGCTTGGGGACAGGGGGGACCCCTTTTTCCGGCATCGGCTCACGGGTGTTAATCGGGCGCTTGGAGGGGTTCCCCCTCACCAAACGCAGGTGGGTCGGGGTTGGCGGTCGTCCTGCCATGTGATTTCTCCTGTAAAACGGCGCGGTTGGGGCACCCCAAAAAAAGGTTTGTATTTCGCGGCGATGTGAAAAGAGGGAAGGCGGCGGTCCTCAGGGGCGAGAGGGGTAGCGATTTGACCCGCCCCCCTTGCGTGACTATGACATGTGTAATGATTTCACATGGAAATTAAAATCACATCAGGGTTAACCTCATCGTCACTATCCCTGTTGATAGGGTTTTAACATGAGACTAATGTTTCTGACCTTGCGCCCACTGACCTTGCCTCTGCTGCTCTGCCCCGATCATACCGAGCGCCAGCAAGGCTTCACCGTGGGGGTAATCCGCGAGCAGCGTTCGAATGACATCAACGCAGTGTGCGTAGTTTTGACGATAGTCATCGGGCAATTCACTGACCAGCCCTTTAAACATGAGCAATGTTTGTTCTTCGTGACTCATCGCAGTCTCTCCGTGGCGGTCTTGCGCCTGTGGCAAGACCAGCATAATAATTCCAAGTTGGACAGTTCATCCGTGCCGCCATGGGCCTTGGGGTTGATGTGGTCAACGGTCACCCCGGTTACGGCGCGCCCTTCGCGTAAGCATTGCTGGCACAGGTGTTTGTCCCGTTGCTTGACTCTGGCCCTGAGTTTATCCCACTTGCTGCCGTAACCGCGTTGATGCCGGCTCTGGCCTTGCTGGTGAGATTGCCAGCCGGTGTGCAGGTGATCAGGACAGTAGCCGCTGCGGTCAGTGGTGGTCTTGGGACAGCCTGACTGACGGCAGGCTCTGGGGATACGCGGTGGCATGATGTCACCACTTCGAGAACAGGCCGCCTCGCCCACTCTCGCGGCTGACGAACTGTCTTATTTCTTCACGGACTATCTGGCGGAGGTGATCGTCACTGGTGATCCCCGCATCCACTGACAGTGTCATGCCTGCATCGTAGGTCTTTGTTTTCGGTTTGAATGCATTGTGAATGACGAGATACTGGGGCGCATCCCCTACAGTCATCTTAAGTTTTCCATCCTTACCGTAACATGCCATATATCCAGCAGCCGTTATTGAAGCACTGCCATCTTCATTAATACGAATTATCATCATTGTTTTTGCCTCATTTAGCATATTCAACTGATTGGGTTGATATAACCCCGACAAATGTTGAACTAGGGTGATATAAAATTCTGGGAAAACGTTCAGAAAGCCACTTATTATCCAATATCCGATAATCGGACATTGCTGCTCTGTATGGCGATCACCACTCAATGAATGATGATGGCAATACAGGCCGTCTCTCCGGCTGTCACACCACTTCGTCTGCCTACAGCGAGATGTTGCTGATAATGATCCGTTCTATCCGGTGGCATGGGTTATTTTTGATTCTGTCTGTACGCTCGATGTGAAAGGAAACATGTCATGGCTCATACAGGCAGACGGCGATAACCCGGCGCAAATAAAAATGCCACCAATCCGTGTGCGTTGGGTACGCGGCAGGAACGGAGTGGCAGCATGGGTTATCCATATTCCTTTAGCCATTCAAGGGAATGGGCAAAGAAATATTGCCTTTATTTTCAGAGTGGTACTAATTGTTCAGTATTATTCGCTTGTTATTTGTTTCGAAGGGGTTTATGTGTTGTTGCAAATAGGTTTCTTTTTGGAGGTGGTTATGTCCGAACGACACCAAGATATTTATAATGAACTAAGACAATTTATCAGACCTGTCCTACAATATGGTGTTAGATCTCTAGCGATAACAGGGTATGCGCAGCATAATATGACTCTCACAGTTCTTGTCGCCTATCGTCTTCGTAATGTGGTGGCAGAAAGGACAATAAGTAGTTATATCAATCATTTAGGTTTTTATGCGACCCAAAGCAGAATAGAAAATAGGGCTGATACCTATACCTTGGCTCACCATGCTTTCAATATAACTCCACTCAGCTACGAGCAGGATATACTTCCACCTATAGTTAGGGGTGAATTCGTCAATTTTGATCAGGTCGTAGCACACTTATTTCGACATCGAGTCCAGCAAAATCGACCAATTGTTCATAACCAAGTAAATGCTTGGGTAGCTCATGTTCGGAACCACCCAACTGCCAACACCGACAACGAACAAGATATATTGGATTGTGTTATGGGGGGGATCCCCCCTCGACGATAATCACCACCAAAACACCCTCAGCCCCTGAGTCCTAGGGGCTTACCGGCACTGCGTCCTAACATACTCCTGTAACCCCAAAATCATTTGTTCAGAGGTGGCAATGCGTTCTCTGAGTAGCCAATAATTTCTGATAGCGGAGTCTGTAGGTCGGGCGGGGGTTGCATCATCCATGCCGGAGGGGGCAGTGGTTTTAGGCACGGGACACTTGGCTTTGACATACACCCGCTCAGGGTGAGCAAGAGAAGCAGTGTGAAGCTCATCGATTTTACTCTTGGCATTGGCGAGTACCTGTAAGTGCTTTGCATCCTGTTCTGCAAGGTGTTTGATCCGCTCTTGCTGGGTGGTGTTGATGGCGATTTGTTCAGATAGGGATTGACTGAGTTCGGCTTTATTCCTCTTCAATTCTGCTATCTTGTCACTTTGCAACTGGAGAGCAAAAGCCATACCACCGAACAATATCAAGGCGACTGGAAAGATAAATTTTTCCAGCTTCATAGCAACTCAAACGCTTTCTCAAACGTCGCCTCGGAATACGGTTGCTTACCGTTCTCGTGCCGGATAATGGATTTAGCCAATGCAATCAAGGTGGCTTTATCCACACGGATAACATGATGGGGATCGACACTCAGTGCCTTAGCAACACCCTTGATATAAGACGATGTGTTGTTTTCATTAGTCGGTGCCCAACGGTCTATCATCTTCGCCACGGTCTGATAACCATTCTTGTGGTAGTTGGACAGCAACTTCATCAGTGCCCGAATACCATACTCAGGGGATTCAAACCGACAGAACCGCTTCTCAATCTTTGGGTCATGCTTTAACTGACCTTGCCACTTATTGGCAGGGTTGTGATCAATATTGCCGGGGTTGTTATTACGAATGCCTCTGCTCATTCTTTACCTCCCAAACGCTTATTGATGGCGCGGATAGCAAATCCCCGTATCTTTTCAACACCAATAAAACCAATAGCGCCACCGATAGCCGGTGCAAAGCTACCGGGAATGCCGAACATTTCCAGACCGCTGGAAGCACACCATGACAAGGCACCACACAATAACGCCTCTACCCATCGGTTCTTCCGTTCTACACCGTCGTAAATCAGGCGACCGTAACAAATGGCAATTGCCAAAGCGGAGCCGGATATCTGCGGCCACGAGTTTCTCAGGCCGTTCAATAAATCGGCCCACAAATCAGGGTTTTCTTTCATCTTCATAATCCACCCCATCTGAACAATGGGCGTCCGTGGGGTGAGCTATGTTCGCCCCTGTGAGTTAGTTAAAGAAGGTAAGCTAAATTTTGCGCTGAAATTAAGTGATATCAGCTTTAGTGGTAATCACGGAACGCTTATCAAAAACTTTAATGTGTGCGGGAATATCCATTTTATTACCTATGCATAACTTAAGAATTCCCTTGTTGTTGTAATGGCCTACAGTTCCATTAAAAGTTACAGATACTCCCGTATCTGATAGTGTTAATATCATAAATTTTGGACAATTTATCATAACAATTCCTGATGGAGACTCTTCATGAACCCACAAATATTTGTAGATCGGATAGGGGAACTTAATTTTCCAGAGCTTACATTACAGGCCGCATTTAGATAAGTACCGGTTAGATTATCCAACAGACAAACGCTCTGACGAGATGTCTGTTAACATTATGAGCGAGGATGGTTCCATAAAGAATTCTTATTCTTTTATTGACTCTGATACTCCCAATGAAATCAAACTGTTTACTTGCTTTATGATGCTAAAAACAAAGATTTTTCTTACTATTGGAAAAATTCACAGTGAACAACAAAATCCTCTATCATGGAAATATTGAATAATTAATCGCAATTAGCCCTTAAGCATACAATAAATACCTTGCTACTTGCTCAATCGACTAACGATTAATCATATGCAAAATACATAAAGAAATCATCTTGCTAGCATGAGTCTAATTTCATCAATCGCTACTTGATGGATGGCATGATAATGACTAACAGCTCCTTGCAGTTCAGTGAGCTGTTTTTCCAACTCAATAACCTTTTGTTCCAGTTCTTCAATACGTTTTTCCATCATTCACCTCGTTAGTGAGTTAATAGGGTGCCGATATGGGGATTACCATATCTAATGAACCTCAAATAGTTAGGATTCAGTTGTTCGGAATAACCGAATATGTGAAACTCATGCTAGATTTTAACATTTAATATAAAGGATTTTTATGCAACAGAACGATAAAAACCCACTCAAACAAAAGTCATTTAAATTCATTCTTGCCGGTGTGATATTACTTTTTATGGCGGGTATTAGATTTATTCAATATGATGATTTTTTACTGGGTACTGTCGAAAGCTTATTGGCTATTGGGCTTGTTCTCTTTGGGCTTAAATTGAAAAAAGGCGAAAATAAAAAGTAGACTACTAGGTTCCCTCGAATTTGGGGGAATTAAAATCCATCGAATTCATCGCACCATTCGAATTCATCTTTCATGGGGTGATCTCTTTTTCTCTGAAAATAAAATTAACTAATTGATTTACATAGCGTAGAGGGATGTCAGTATGTTGACCGAATCACCCAAGATAACACCTAATATGTTAATTTAACTACGATATTGGTGTTGACCGACCCCGTTCGGTTATCAGCGCTGAGTTGACTACGGGTAGAAATGAAAAAGCCCCGCGAGTGCGAGGCTTGGAATTATTCCCATATTGGGGTTTTGAACTTGTCGTACTCACCAGCAGGCTGCAAGTAACAGCAGACAACCATTAAAATTGTGGATAAAAATATTTTATCTGATTGAGTGGTGGGTTTTTTTCGAGAAAACACTGCGTGGGGTTAATATTATTCGGTTGAAATTCGATTCTTATGTTCCCTTGTGGTGCAAAAACAGGCATCCCGCACCTGTTCGCTACAATCTGAGGATGACGTCTCATTCCAACCCGATCTATTGCCAGAAAAATACAATTAACGTTCACTTGATTCAACAAAGTGAATACACCCTGAGCCAGATCTTGTTCAGTAATATCATCGCATAGAAAATCATTTGTTGGTTGTGGACTTGTACGATAACCAACATCGATAAAAACGAATACACGCCGTATCAATTGGTAATGAGTATTATCCACCAGATAGCCAATGGTCGAGCCAGCAATATAACGCAGCCACCCTAAGTTTCTTCTTCTGTGCTGAGCATAATGTAACATTATTTCATGATACGGAAGAGCTATATTCCCCGGCAT